TAACGCTCTACCAACAGCCGCAGAAGCCAACTATCGCCGCCTGCGTGCGCGACTGGCACAAACACTACCCAGACATCAAAGGCCCCGCCAACCTCAAGGCGGCCGAGCGCGCCTTAAAGGCGCTGCCCGCCGAGGTGCGGGAGTACGGGCGGATGGGCAAAAACGCCCGGCGGTCGATCCAGCCCTTTGTCCGGCGCACCTTCGACGGGCTCTGGCCGATGGACGTTGTGACCGTCGATGGCCATCTATTCAAGGCCTACGTGCGTCACCCGATGACCGGGCGCCCGTTCCGGCCCGAGCTAACCACCTATCTCGATATCGCCACCCGCAAGGCGATCGGGTTCTCTGCCTGGCTCGCCGAGAGCCAGTTCGCCATCTGGTGCGCTCTGCGGGAGATGGCCCTCGACCCGGCCTGTGGCGTGCCGGCGATGCACTACAGCGACAACGGCGCCTATCGCGGCGAGCAGCACCGGGCCACCCTGGAGCGGCTCGGCACCACCCTGATGTTCTCCGAGGCCTACCGCGCCCAGGCGCGCGGCGTGATTGAGCGGTTCAACAGCTCAGTCTGGGGCCCGCTGGCCAAGCGCCTGCCGGTCTATGCCGGGCGGGACATGGACAAAGAGGCATTCAAGAAGGCGATGGCCATCGCCAATACCGACGGCTCCAACCTGCCCGGCTGGCAGGAGTTTATTGGCCTCTGCCGCCAGGCGCTGGCGGAGTACAACGACCGCCCCCACCGCAGCCTGAAGGGCAAGAGCCCGAACCAGGCCTGGGCCGAGGCGGTTGCCGATGGCTGGCGGCCCACCACCCTGGAGCAGGACGATCTGCACGATCTGCTGCCGTCGGTGGAGCGCCGGGCGGTGCGTGGCGAGGTCAGCCTGCCCTGGGGCCGCTACTTCTCCGATGACCTGGCGCTGTACCACGGGCGGACGGTGCGGGTGGCCTACGAGCCGACCAACGGCGAGCAGGTGTGGATCTCCGATGAGCGTGGCGTGTTGCTCTGCACCGCCAAACGCGATGCCAACGCCAAGCCCTACATCAACTTTATCGAACACGCCCGCGCTCAACGTGAGCAGGGGCGGGTGGATCGTCTGGAGAAGAAGCTGGAGGCCGTCCGGGAAGAGGGCGCGGTGCAGATCGACTACCAGCCACCGGCCGTCGATCCGATCTTGCAGAACGAGGTGGCGCGGATCATCGAGGCCGAAGAGCAGGCGGCCCCGTTCGCCGCCCTGGAGGATGACCCGCGCTATCGCCACGCCGAGTGGCTGCGGGTGCGGGCTCGCATCGAGCAGGGCGAGGCCATTGACAGCGATCTGCGCCAGCAGTGCAACACCTACTGGAACAGCCAGAGCGCCGCCTCTCAGCAGGCGATATTCGAGGAATTTGAACTGACCGAGGCGGATTTCCCCGCCCCGGTGAGCAAAACCGGGCCGCAGAGCGCGGCCCAATAGAGAACGCCCTGTTCCAGCAGGGCGAAATATAGCGGCCAAAACGGCCCCAAAAGGAGTGTTAATCATGCGTTATCGAATCATCCCTGTCAAAAACGTCTCGCGGCTGCGGGACGCTGGCGACGCCCTCATCAACCGCAGTATCGGCATGCCCGGCATGGGGCTGATCTGGGGGCCGACCGGCTACGGCAAGACCACCGCCGCCACTTGGTTCATCAACCAGTGCAACGGCGTCTATATCCGCGCGATGCGGTTGTGGAGCCCGAAAACGATGCTGACCGCCATCGCCCGCGAGCTGGATCTGGACATTAGCAAGATGAACAACGGCGAGATGGTGGAGGCGATCATCCAACGCCTCGCCGAGACAGGCCGCCCGCTGTTTCTCGACGAGGCGGACTATCTGGTCGAGAGCCGCCGGCTCACCGACACCCTGCGCGACATCCACGACCTCTCCACCGTGCCGGTGATCCTGATCGGCATGCACGGCATCGAGCGCCGTATCCGGGGCAACGAACAGTTCACGGGCCGCATCTCCCAGTGGGTGGGGTTTGCCGGCATCGACCCGGCCGACGCCCGGCTGCTGGCCAACGGCCTGGCCGAGGTGCAGATCGCCGACGACCTGCTGGCGGACCTCTACCAGAAGGCCTCTCCCAAGGGCAAACAGGCCACCCCAGGCGCCGAGGTGCGCCGCCTAACGGTTGGCCTGGGGCAGATCGAGCGCTACGCCCGCTCCAGGGGGTTGGATGCGATCGGCATGGCTGATCTGCCCGACGGGTTCGACTACTTCATCGGCGCAGCGGTCAACCCCGACGCCGGTAGCAAAGTCGCCAGTCTGCGGGGGCGCCGCTAATGGCCCGAACCCACAACGCCCACACCCGGGTCTGGAACCGCCAGCCCCGCGCCCGCGACCGGGCCTGGGCCAGCATGCGTATCTTGCGCCAGTTTGGCCTGCCGGAGCTGATCGCCACCGCCGAGATTGGCCCGGCCAACGCCCGTAAATACGTCACCGGGCTGCGCCGCGCCGGATACCTGATCGAAGCGCAGCCGAAGGCCAACGGCCGCAAGGGTGGCCATGCCGGCTACCGGTTGGTGCGCGACACCGGGCCAAAGGCACCGCGCCTGCAGAGTGATGGAAAGACTTACGACCCAAACCAGCACCGGGTCTACGACGGAGGGATCGAACAGTGAATAACGATTGGATAGAGGTACTGGCGACAGAGTGCGCTCGCACCTCGCAGAGCCGCGCCGCCCGCCTGATTGGCTACTCATCGGCAGTGGTTAATCAGGTTCTTAAGGGCAGTTATAGCGGCGATTTGCACCGTGTTGAAGAGGCGGTGAGAGGCGCCCTGATGGGGGCGGTTGTCGACTGCCCCGTCGTCGGGGAGATGCCCCGCAATCGCTGCATCGACTACCAGCGCCGTAGCGGCAGCTTTGCGGCCACCAACCCAATGCGGGTGATGCTCTCCCAGGCATGCCCCCGCTGCGAAAACAACAGAGAGGCTAGATCATGAGCCACCAACACCACAAAACCACCCACCATCCGGGCAGCATCGGTGCCCAGAACGCCCACCTGCTCAACTCGGTGACCGACGCCTACCGGGCGATGCTGGACCTGGCCGAACAGGGTTTTACGGTACTGGATGTGCAGATCGGCCTACGTAACCCAATCATCACTATCCAGGGCGGGCGCCGCTGCCGGCGTTTCCGCAGCGCAGTGCGCATGATCCGCGGCCGGGGCGATGGGCGTCGCTGCATCACCATGACCACCCTGCACAAGGGCGCCCAGGTCGAATGGGAGGTGCGGGCATGAATTGCAGTGAAAAATATGACGCCTACGCGCGTGACCTGACCACCCGCGTGCATCGGGTCGCCCGTGATCTCTACGACCTCTGCCCAGACGCCGTGGAGTCGATCATCAACGAGGCGCTGTTCAATATCTCGCTGGACCTGCGCCAGGGGCGCACGGTCAGCCTCAGCTTTATCGGCACCCTGCGCCAGCAGCACGCTAGCCCCGGCGGGCGCACCTACGTTGCCCTGTACGAAGACCCGTGCTTGAGCCGCCCCCTCGCCATCAGGAGAGACCAATGACCATGAAAGAGATTGAGCAGCTGACGGCAGACTACGCCGCCGCCCGCGCCGCCCTGACCGACCGGGTCGCCATACTACAGGCCGAGATCGACGCCCTCACCCGGCGCGAATTGCCCGCCATCCGCCGCGCGGTGGATGAGGCGGCCGGCTGCCACGACCGCCTGCGCAGCGCCCTGGAACTGGCCCCGGCGCTGTTCGAGAAGCCCCGCACCCGCGTCTTTAGCGGCGTCAAGGTTGGCTACCTGACCGGCAAGGCCAAGGTCGAGATCCCCGACGAGGCCGAGACTATCCGCCGCATCCGCACACAGCTCCCCGAAGCGCAAGCAGAGCTGTTGATCGCCGTCAGCGAGCGGGTCGATAAGCGGGCGGTGGCCGACCTGACCACCGCCGACATCAAGCGGCTGCGGATCCGGGTTGAGCCTGGCGCGGAGAAGATCGTCATCAAACCGGTCGATGGCGCCGTCGACAAGATCATCGCCGCCCTGCTGAAGGATGCCGAGCGCATCGAGGAGGCCGCGTAATGCACATCAACAGCAATAAGGTTAGCTCGATCCACAGACGGATGGAGGCCGATACGGTGCGTGCTGCTTGCCATCAGGCGGCTGTGCAGGCGCTGAGATGGCAGGCCCCCATTGATCAGGTGGTGGGGCAGCTTCGGCGCCAATACCGTGCCTGCGCCCGCTACGAGCTGGGCAAGGGGGATCTGCCAGCCCTACCAACCAACCGCCCGGCAACCGGGCGAAGCCAGCCGGCGGTGCTTTAACACCGGCAGCCAGGGGTGCGGACCTCTCACCTTTTGCCGCGCTGACCTGGCCGACTCGCCCACGAGACGGGCCTTTTTGATTGCGAAACGGCCCCTTGGGGCCGTCATCCGGCGGTGGTTCGCCGGGTCTGATGAGCAGCCAGAGGTTGATATGAAAGCCGCCAACATCGACACCAGTGACCGTCTCAAACGGGTAGACGCCCTGCTGGGCGACGGGCGCGAATACAGCACCCTTGAGATCATGGCCTACGCCCGCGTTTGCGCGGTGAATAGCTGCATCGCCGAGCTGCGCGCCAACGGCCGCCAGATCATCTGCACCCGCAAAGGCGGCAGCTGGTACTACCGCCGGGAGAATATCGATGTCTGACAGCCCAGAACAGGTGGAAAAACTGCGCGAGCAGGCGGCGCTTGTCCGTCAGGCCGCCCAATACGCCGAAGGGCCGGCCTACCACAACGATATCAAGCGCGCCGACGACCTCAGCCGCCAGGCCAGCGCCATGGAGCAGCGCCTGAAACAGGCCGCAGAGGCCAGAAAGCGCGACCTCGCCCAGATCCACATGGCGAAGCACGATCTGGCCATGGCCGAGGATAGCTACCGGGCGCTGCTGTTGCGCATGACCGACAACAAAAAGATCAGCGCCAAGGATTTCAGCGCCAGGGAGCGCGCCAAGCTGCTCGCCGAATTCAAGCGCCTGGGGTGGAAACCCAAGCGCAGCCGCCAATACAGCCCCAAGAGCCGGGGTATGGCAGGCAAGATCCGCGCCCTGTGGATCGGCCTCTACAAGGCCGGCCACATCCGTGACGGTTCCGAACGCGCCCTCGGCCGCTGGCTCAACCGCCACACCGGCCGCCACAGCCCGGAGTGGCTCACCACGGCAGACGCCAGCCGCGCCATCGAGGCGCTAAAGGGGTGGAAAAAACGCCTTGAACAGGAGGTTAAGTGATGCCTATCCCCGGTGTATGCCCCTCCTGTGGGGCAAAATTTGATCTTGCCCATGCCCTCACCGATGCCGACGCCCGCAAGGCCCTGGCCGCTGCCCTCGCGCTGCCCGCCCCGCTGGCAAAGTTGGTGATCCCCTACCTCAGCCTGCATGCCCCCCAGGGGCGCGCCGTCAGCATGGGAAAACTCGCCCGCCTGCTGCGGGATCTCACTGCCCTGGTCACCAGCGGCCATGTCGAGCGCAAGCGCATCAGCCACGCCGCCCCCCTGGAACTCTGGCAGCAGGGCATCGAGCAGACCCTCGCCGCGCGGGATGCCGGCAGCCTGATCCTGCCACTGGCGGACCACGCCTATCTGATGGAGGTCGTCTGGCGTCTTGCCGTTAAGGCCGCAGGCCGTGCCGAACGGCCAGAGACGCAGATCAGCCACCCCTCGCACCGCCTGGTCGGGGACGGTGGCGAGCCCACCACCGCCAAGCCCGAGCTGATCGTCAGCCACCTGAAGAGCGAGCTGAAAAACCTCCAGGCCCTGCACGACGCCAGCCCCAACGACGCGCTCACCCGGCAGATCGCCGACAAAAAACGGCAACTAGAGGCCACCCTGCATGGAGATTAGCCCCGACCTGCTACCGCCCCGCGCCAAAGAGCTGGCCGACGTGATCGGCCTGGACGGCCTGCTGCGCCTGGTTGGCCAGTACGGCGGCCTCAGCCGCAAGGTGCCTGTAGCGGCCCGCCCCGACCACGACTTTGCGACCTGCCTCAACCCCGAGCAGTATGCCGCGCTGGTCGAGACCTATCGCGGCGAACGGATCGACATCCCACGCCTGCACCGCGCCTACCGGCAACTGATCTGGCATGACGTGATGCAACGTCGCGCCCGTGGCGAGACCGTGCCCAGCATCGCCCGCCGCCACCGACTGACAGAACGGGCCATCTATCTGATACAGGCCCGCATGGCGGCCAAGGCCGATAACCAAGGGGAGCTGTTTTGATGCTGAAACGATATATCAACCTGTTGTTTGTGCTGACCCTGACGGCGATGAGCTGCGCCGTGGCGGCGCTGGCCGGTTATGCCATGGTCTTGTCAGTTCTGGAGATTGTGCGGCTTTGGGGTGGGTGATGATTGTGGAATTTATGCGATGGTTTTTTATAGCTGCACTAATACTTGAGCTACCAGCCGCTCTGTTTGCTTATCTATATGGCTCAATTTATTCATATTTGGATTTTTTATGGTGCTGGAAAATATATCAAACACTGCCAATTGGTGGCGGAATTATGTTGGGCTTGTTGCTTATTTCACCTAACGAGCCTGTCGAAAAACCAGATTCAGACAAACACTCTTTTGTTCAGATATACGGGTTTTCCGACAGCCTCAACGACAGAATTCAGCCGCCGCGTTAGCGGTCGGCTGGAATGGCTTGTTATGTTGAGATTTAACCGAGGCGAGTCTGTGAGGCGAAGTAAATTAAAAGGTCATTCAATTGTTTATGTAAACGGTGAGTGGCTATATGAGGACACAATGACAGCTACGGCTGGGAACGAGCGTCCATGCGGACACTGCGGAAAGAGCAACACAAAAGAAGGGCATGATGGATGTATAGGAACTTTACCTGGGGTCATGAATGCTTGCTGTGGCCACGGGGAAAGCGGCGAAGCATATATTCAATATTGGGATGGTAGCGATATTCGCGGAAAGGCCGCAATAAGTGAAATTGTAAAGCAACATAACGGCAGTGCTCACTGGTGCGAGCGCCAGCGAGCATCCATGTGCAGCACCTTGTTAGTGGTTACTTGGTACGAATTATGAATGTGATTTCTGCGAGCTACGGAAACGACAGTATAGCCATGATTCAATGGGCTTATGAAAACCTACTGTTTGATGTGACTGTGGTTTACTGCGATACAGGATGGGCGCACCCAGGCTGGGATAAGCGTGTAGCAGAAGGCGAGGCACTTGCACGAAACTATGGCTTTAAGACGGCGCGCATTGAAAGCATGGGAATGGCGGAACTGGTGCGCATGAAAAAAGGCTGGCCCGGCAATGGGCAGCAATTTTGTACCATTTTTCTAAAAGGACTTCCGTTCTTGGAGTGGATTGATGACGTCGACCAGAAAGGAGATGCGTTCGTATTGGTTGGCAAGCGCAGAGAAGAAAGCCTAGATCGTGCAGACACACCTGGGTATATAGATGATTCCGAGTATCACGGCGGCAGAACACTCTGGCACCCGCTTTTTATGCACACCGAAAAACAACGAAACGCTCTAATCCACCGAGCAGGATTTGAAGTGCTACCGCATCGCAGCCGTGAATGTGAGCCTTGCGTAAACGCAAACCGGGCAGACTTCATGCTGATGGGGCCTGCACAAATTGAACGGGTAAATGACCTCGAAGTTGAGATTGGAAAGCCAATGTTTCGGCCCAAACGGTTTGGGGCTATTGGAATATTCGGCGTCATGACATGGGCGAGGTTCGGCCCACAGACAAAGCGCATGAAAGAAGCGGAACCAGACCTATTCAGCACCGGCTGTGATGGCGCATACGGATGCGGATTGTGACCACTAACGACCAACATCAGCGGCGACGTTAGGAGTCCGCTGGATGTGCTTGTTATATTTTTATGGTGAACGATATGGACAAAAGAACGATATTTTATCGAGTAATCGACCACTGCGAAGATAGCTATTACCCGCTGGAAACAAACTGGGATATTGAAGAAGACCCGGACTATATCGCGCAAGACGCGGCTGATGATTACGTCTCTGGCCACGATGGATGGGAAAGCGACTGGCCGTTGACAATAGCATTGCATGATACGGAAGGCGGTCGTGAAATATCACGCATGATCGTGGACATGGAACACGAGCCGACGTTTACTGCGCGGCCAGCTGAAATATAACATCAGAATATACCGACCATGCAAGGTATGAGTTACCGAGTCACCAATCGTCAGCAGGAACGCCTGGCTGCCATGCGGGCAGCCAAGGCGCGCCGGCGCATGGAAGACGTGCCCTCATCCTCTCTGCCAGAGCTGCCCTATTTGCGCCGCCGCATCGTCATTATTGACTACGACCACGGCCGCGTCGTGCATCGGTTGGATCTCTACCGATCCGACCGCATCGACTGTTACGATGTCGTTGCGGACGGTCAGCCATGGAAGCGAAGAATCGGCTGGTCACGAGTGCTTGAGGGGCTACGCAAGAGCTTGCCACGCGTGCTATCTCCCCGCGCCTTGTAACCCCAATTGACGCCATCCAACCCCAGCGCGTACCCTAAAACCGTCACCCCACCCCAATCACCCTGAACCCCTGCCGGGCGCTCCCCGCCGCTGCCCTTTCTAATCTAGCGGCATGAGCCGTTACCGCCCCCTTTCCGATATCGATACGCTTGTCATCCACTGCGCCGGCACGCCCAATGGCGAGCCGGTGGCGGCCCTGACCATCGACAAATGGCACTACAAGCGGGGTTTTCGCCGCGCCCTGGAAGCGCGCCTTGGCGAGGGGCCATGGGCCCATCCGCCCTATGCGCTGCATCAGCCCTACCTGCGGGCAATTGGTTACCATTTTGTCATCGCGGTGAACGGCAGCGTCAGCAATGGCCGCCGCCTGACAGAGACGGGCGCCCACGCCATCGACCCCCGTTATCCCAAGAAAGACCCGAAGCGCGGTCGGCCCAACCGCCGAGGTATCGGCATCTGTCTGATCGGCACCGACCGGTTCTCCCGCGAGCAGTGGGATAGCCTGGCCAAGTTGGTCAGCGGCCTGCGCCAGCGTAAAGAGTTCACCATCCGCACCCTGATCGGCCATCGTGACCTGTCGCCAGACACAAATCACAACGGCCGCGCCGACCCCCATGAGTGGATCAAACTCTGCCCCGGGTTCGAGGTGCGCGACTGGGTCAAGGGTGACCTGAAACCCCTCGCAAAACACACCCTCTATACCAAGGAGCAAAAATGAACGAGCAGAACACGTACATCAAACCGTGGTGGCAGTCCAAGGGCGTAATCGGTGGCCTGGTGGCGACCTTTGCCGGCCTGGCGCCACTGTTTGGGCTGACCGTCGATGTCGCCAGCACCACCGAGGTTGTCGCCTCCGTCGCTGCTCTGGCCGGAGGTGCCATGGCCGTCTATGGGCGGGTGACGGCCGACCGCCCCATCCGCAAACGCGCCGATGGATGATGCCGACCGGGCAAAAACGCTGGAGATGGCCGCCCGCGAGGCGGCCTTAAACCGTCAGCGTAGCCGGGCCATGGAACGGGATCGACCGCTGATTATCAATGGCGAACGGTGCTGCCGCGATTGTGGCGACCCAATACCCGCCGCCCGTCTGGCGGCGCGCCCTGAGTCGGTGCGCTGCCTGCGCTGTAAAGAAGACAAAGAGAGACGCATGAAAGGAGTGGAATACTGATGGATTGGACAGCTGTCGCCGCTGCGGTCGCCGTGGTGGGTATGTTGGTGTCTCTCTTTCAATGGCACGTCAATCAGAATTACAAGCGCCTGAATGAGAAGTTTGCTCAGTGGGCGGGATCGGTCACCAATATCAGCAGCGAACTCCACGAAGTGCGTCGGATGGCGTCTCAGACCCGCGCCGAGCTCTACAAACACTACGTCAACGTGGATCAACTCAACTCCGTGCGTGGCGAGATGCGTGACCTGCTAAAGGAGATCCACGAGGAGTCAAAGGCCGAGCAGGACAAGATCTACAGCCAGCTCCGTGGCATCAGCCGCGAGGTCAGCACCCTGGTCGGCATCATGCGGGGCAAAGGGGGCGGCGATGCCTGACAATACCGACAAACTCCGCCGTCTGCGCATCCTGCAGCGCCTCGCCCAGTGCGAACCGGCGCCGATGGGTGAGGTTGGCCTGCTGCAACACCTGACCCACGACCCCACCCTGCGCCCCACCCTGGAGCGGGTGCGCCGGTCACTGCGCTACCTCAACCAGGTCGGGCTGGTCAGCCTGATCGAGCTGCCTGATGTGGAGTGGCTGGCCGGGCAGGTCACCGCCGCCGGGTTGGCCTGGCTGGCCGATCCGGCCGATGCAGGGCTCGATATCTACTCCCCCGGCGAGCATCCAGAGCCAGCCGCCCTGACAAACCGCCGGGGACGGGTCTCCAGCGTCGAGACCCTGCCGCCAGAGATCAAGGCGTGGCTCGACCAGGAGCTCGTCAGACTCGGGTTTCGGGACTATGACGGCCTCGGCCAGGCGCTCAAAGAGCAGGGGTGGCGGGTCTCCCGCTCTGCCCTGGGGCGCTATGGCAAGCGGTTCAAGGAGGAGCAGAAGCAGCTCAAGCAGTCGATCGAGATGGCCAAGGCGTTTGCCGAGGTGGTCGGCGACGACGGCGCAGCGATGAACCAGACCCTCACCGCCCTGGCCCAGCAGGAGCTGATGAGCGTGATCAGAGAGGGCCGCTACGATGCCCAGATCAAGCTGCCCGCGCTGATGCAATCAATCGCCCAGCTCAACCGGTCCGATGTGAATACCCGCAAGTTTCAGATTGAAAAGGCCGCCAAAGAGGCGGAGCAGGCCCGCGCCAAGGCCGAACTCGATGCGATGCAAGGCTCGGGCGAGTTCGACCAGGCGACCCTGGAAGAGGCGGTGAAGCGCCTCTATGGGGTTTGAGGTGGCCGCGCCGATCCAGCTCTACCCCTATCAAGAGCGCTGGCTGAAGAACCAGAGCCGGTTCAAATGCGCGATGTTCGCTCGCCAGACCGGCAAGACCTTTACCACCACTTTGGAGATCGCCCTCTCCTGCCTCACCGCCGAGGCGGCGGGCAATAAGGAGCGGTGGGTGATCCTCTCGCGGGGTGAGCGTCAGGCGAAAGAGGCGATGGAGGAGGGGATAAAACGCCACTTCCAGGCCTTGGGGCACGCCATCCGCTACCAGGAGGTCGACTATCTGGCGGATGCCAGCTATAAGAGCCTGGAGGTCACCCTGCCCGGCGGCTCACGCATCACCGCACTGCCCGCCAACCCCGACACCGCGCGCGGCTTCTCCGCCAACTGTTTTCTGGATGAGTTCGCCTTCCACCAGGATAGCCGCAAGATCTGGAAGGCCTTGTTCCCGGTGATCTCCGCCGGTCACAAGTTGCGAGTGGTCTCTACCCCCAACGGCAAGGGGAACAAGTTTTATGACCTGATCACAGGGACAGATAACCGCTGGTATCGGCAGATAACCGATATTTATCAGGCAGTAAACGATGGGTTACCGCGCGATATCGACGAGCTACGCGACGGCGCGGATGATGAAGATACCTGGGCCCAGGAGTTTGAGCTGAAGTGGCTCGACGCCGCCAGCGCCTGGCTCAGTTATACGCTGATTAACGCCTGTGAACACCCGCAAGCCGGCGCCCCCGACAGCTATCAGAGCAACCCCGTCTATATCGGGAATGACATCGCTGCTCGCTCCGATCTGTGGGTGGCCTGGGTGTTGGAGCCGGTCGGTGATGTGCTCTGGACACGCGAGATCATCACCCTCAAGCGCGCCAGCTTCGCCGAGCACGACGCCACTATGGATAGTCTGTTTGAGAAATACCTGGTGGCCCGCCTCTGTATGGACCAGACCGGAATGGGCGAAAAGCCGGTAGAGGATGCCAAACGCCGCTACGGCAGCCGGGCGGAGGGGGTGCTATTCACTGGCCCCAACAAGCTGGTGATGGCCACTCAGGGCAAAGAGGCCTTTGAAGATAGAAAGATCCGCATCCCGGCGGGTGATCCTGCCCTGCGTGCGGACCTGCATAAACTGCAGAAGGTCGCCAGCGCCACCGGCGCCCCGCGCTTTGTGGCGGAATCGGACAGCGCCGGCCATGCCGACCGTACCTGGGCCTGTTTTTTGGCGATTCACGCCGCCACTCAGCCGGTGCAGGCCTACGCCTACACCCCCATCAGCGACCTGGCCAAGCCGGGCGACCCACAATCCCGCCCCATCCGCACCACCGCAGGCTTTAGACGCCGCAAGGGGATCTGGTAATGCCTGAGACAACCGAGAGCCGAATCCTGGACCGACACGGCAACCCGATACGCCGCCGGCAGCTCACCCGCGAGATCGCCGCCCCCAGCCTGACCGGGTTGCGCCAGATCTGGAGCGGTAGCACCGTGGCGGGTGGGCTCACGCCTGAGCGCCTGGCCGGGCTGCTGTTGGCCGCCGATGACGGCGATAGCCACGACTATCTGACACTGGCCGAGGAGATGGAGGAGCGAGACCCCCACTATGCATCTGTGCTCGGCACCCGCAAACGGGCTGTCTCTGGCGTGCCCGTCACCGTTGAGGCCTATAGCGATGCGCCCCATGATGTGGCGCTGGCCGATGCCGTGCGCCGGGTGGTTCGTCGCCCCGCCTTTGGCGACCTGGTCGATGACCTGCTCGACGCGCTGGGCAAGGGCTACAGTGCGGTGGAGCTGCTCTGGCGGCGTGACGGCAGCCAGTGGCTGCCCGACTATGCCTGGCGCGACCCGCGCTTCTTCGTCTGGTACCGGGCCAGCGGACACAGCCTGCGCCTGCTCGACGAGGCAGACCCCAACGGGGTCGAGTTGCCGCCCTACAAGTTCATCATCCACACCCCGCGCCTCAAGTCGGGGCTGCCGGCACGCGGCGGGCTGGCCCGCCTGGCCGCCTTCTCTTATATGTGCAAGGCGTGGACGGTAAAAGACTGGTTGGCGTTTGCCGACGTGTTCGGCCTGCCCCTGCGGGTCGGCAAGTATGGGCCGAATGCCACGGAAGAGGAGAAGGCGGTGCTGCTCAGCGCCGTGGCAAACATCGCCAGTGATGCCGCCGGGATCATCCCCGAGAGCATGAATATCGAGTTCCAGACCGTGGCCGCCACCGCCGGCGGTCCCGATATGTTCTTGAAACTCGCCGAGTGGCTCGACAAACAGATCAGCAAAGCGGTGCTGGGTCAGACCATGACGGCGGATGACGGGAGCTCGAACGCCCAGGCCCAAGTCCATAACGATGTGCGCGTGGATATTTTGGAGGCCGACGCCAAGGCCCTCGCGAACACCCTCAATCGGGATCTGCTGCGCCCCTATATCGATCTCAACTTTGGCCCCCAGGCGGACTACCCCCGCATCGAGTTGGAGGTGCCAAAACCCGAGGATCTGGCCCTGCTCGCCGACGGTCTGGCCAAGTTGGTCCCACTGGGGCTGCAGGTTGAGCAGAGCGTAATCCGCGACAAGATGGGGTTGCCAGACCCCGACCAGGGGGCGGCTCTGCTGACGCCGCCCGGGCAGGCCGCCGCTCCAGCCAGCGCCGATGGGGTAGCCGCCCTTAACCGGGCGACGCCTGCCACACCGGAACTGGTCGATCACTATGTTGATCAACTCCAAGATCAGACGGCGCCCGCCATCGGCCAGATGCTCGACCAGATCAAGGCGCTATTGGGGCAGGCGGAGAGCCTGGAGGCGTTCCAGGTCAGCTTGCTGGACGCCTATGGCCACCTCGACCCGGATGCGCTGGCCCAGGTGATGCAGCTGGGGTTTTCCGCCGCCGATCTGGCGGGGCGTTATGAGGTAGAAAATGGCCGTTGAATATGGCTCCCTGCCGTTCAAAGAGGCCGTCTCTTTCTTCAAAGATAAGCTCCGCCTGCCTACCGCCAGCTGGACCGACATCTGGGAGGGGATGCACGCTCGCGCTTTTGTGGTCGCCGGCGCCATGCGTGATGAGCTGTTGGTGGATCTGCAACAGGCGGTTGGCCGCGCCATTGAGTCTGGCGCCACCCTGGCGCAGTTCCGCGCGGATTTCGACCGCATCGTCGAGCGCCATGGCTGGTCTTACAATGGCGGGCGCAATTGGCGCACCCGCGTGATCTACGATACCAACCTGCGCCAGGCCTACAATGCCGGGCGTGAAAAGCAGATGCAGAACCCGGCGCTGCGCAAGCGCCGCCCCTATGGGCTCTACCGCCACTCCCGCGCCGTCGAACACCCCCGCCTGGAGCACCAGCAGTGGGATGGCCTGGTGATCCCCCTCGATGACCCCTGGTGGGAGACCCACACTCCACAGAACGGCTGGGGGTGCAAGTGCAAGAAGTTGATGCTCAGCGAGCGTGACATCAGGCGGCTGGGTAAGAGCGGACCCGATAAGGCCCCGCCCATCGAGTGGGAGGATAAGCTGGTTGGCGCCCGCGGGCCGAGCCCCCGCCAAGTGCGGGTGCCAAAGGGCATCGATCCGGGGTTTGCCTATAACCCTGGCACGGCGGCCTGGGGCCAGCCCCTATCTAAAGCCGTGATGGACGAGTGGCAGGCGATGAAGGGGGCGGCCTGGGAGGCTCTGACACCGGGGGGGTGGGCCGAGGCGGGGCGACCTGAGCAGCTCCCGCTAGCGCCCGGCATCGCGCTTGGTCCGCACCTCGCCGATGAGGCGGCGGTGATTGCGGCGCTGGAGCGGCAGTTTGGCGGTCGATCAAAGGTCTATCAGCCTGGCGGCCTGCCGGTGATGGTTAATGCTCAATCACTAGGCTCGCATATCGCCCCAGACCGGTCGAGGTACCTCCCGTTACTCGACGATCTGCTGACAGCCCCCTATGAGGTATGGCTATCGTTTTGGCGGCATCGTGGCACAGGTAAGGTCGTGCTGCGCGCCCGTCTGATCAAGGCCTATGATCTGGGCAAAGCGCGCTCGTTGTTGTTGGTGGCTGATGCGCGTAAGGGGCAGCTGGAGGGGTGGACATTTTTGCCCACGTCCGATCGCAAATACATCAATCGGCAACGGCAGGGGGCGCTAATCTGGAGGTACGGTGAATAGTGGCCCTCGCTCCCCACGGCCGGGGCGGGCAGGCTCTCGATCTGTTGGGGGCCGTCCCAGATCGATCACCTATATAGAGTATAACCCATGGCAGGCGCATCCCTAAATATCGACTACCGCATCGATGCCAGAGGCGTCACCGATGTGCTCAACCGCCTCACCCAGGCCGGCACCGACCTGGAGCTGGTGTTTGAGGATATCGGCAAGTACCTGGAGCAGAGCCATACCCAGCGCTTCGATGACCAGCAGGCCCCAGACGGCACCCCCTGGAAACCGCTCAATAGACGTTACCAGGCGCGCAAAAAGAAAAACCCCGGCCTGATCCTGGTGCTGGAGGGGTACCTGGGCGACACCCTGAGCTATGAGGCCTCCCCCGACAGCCTGGCCTTCGGTAGCAACCTGCCCTATGCCGCCACCCATCAGTTTGGCGATGAGAGCCGAGGTATCCCTGCTCGGCCGTTCCTGGGGCTCTCTGGCGATGACGAGGTGGAGATCATGCAGATTCTGCGTGAGCATCTGGCGGAGGTGGCCGGGTGATTACTGCCGCACTCTCTATCCATAGTGCGTTCCTGGCTGGGCTGGGCCGGCGGGGGGCGAAGACAGCGCCTAAGCGGCGTTTTTAGTTTGCTGGGTGCGCGCGCCAAGACGCCATCAGAGGCCGTCAGAGGCGCGATTGCGGCTTGCTGCCATATTGTTACCACGAAAAATAGTTAAACGATCACGCGCCGAGTTAAATGGCGATCCGATGGTGCGTGGTGTTTGTGTTGGGGCAGGATTGCGGATAACGTAAAAAAACAGCCCATGAGCCGCTCTCCCTGAACCTCTGCCGGGCTATCCTCTCCCCACGCGCCGCTAAGCTGCGGCCCATGAATGTTTCCTCTCTCTCGCTTAACTTCCAACTGCAGGGCACTGCCTTACCGGAGTGGCTGCCGCTGATCCCCGCTGGGGATCTGGTTGGCCGTGATGGCCGCCGTTGGCGTAACGCCAACCCCCAGGCGGTGGTGGACGCTTTCTCCGCCAACCGCGCCCCACTACCCATCGACTATGAGCACGCCACGGAGCTAAGGGGCCCAAAGGGCGAAGAGGCACCCGCTGCTGGCTGGATCGAATCGCTGGAGCTGCGCGACGGCGCCATCTGGGGCCGGGTCGAGTGGACCCCACGCGCCGCCGAGATGGTGAAGGCGCGGGAGTACCGTTTCTACTCCCCCGCGTTTTTGCAC